GCTGGCGGAGCCGCGGCGGAGCGAGCGTTTCAGCCTGTTCGCCGTGCTCGTCGCCGCCTTCTGGGCTTTCGTCTTCTTCTTCCTCCTCCGCACCGGGCCTGTCAACGGGCACGAGCGGCAGATAGCTGAGGCGCGCGGTCTGCGAGCCGGCGACGATGCGCAGGCGCTCGGTGTAGGTGGTGGGATTGAGACTGACGCGGCGGCAGTGAGTATCGATCAGCGAAGAAGCAGCTGTGATCCAGTCGCCGGTGACGTCGGGCGCGAGGCCGTAGGTCTGGTACTGGGTGGGCTGCAGATAACAAGCCATAAGTTCTCCTTAGCGAGGAAGCGGTCAGCGATGAAACGGCCAGCCAAAAAGCGGTTAGCGAAGAACCGGTCAGCGAGCAAAGCAGCCAGCAACGGCCAGCAGAGGCTGGTTTGCCTCGCTGGCCGTTGTATCGCTGACCGTCTCTCAGCTGACTGCTGACCGCCTTATTGCTGTCGTTCTACCGGTCGACCAGCACCTGGTAGTGTGCGTAGTTCGCGCCCTTCACTACGGGCGCGCCGAACTTCACGACCACATGTTGCGAGGCCAGCGAGCCCGGGACGCCGAGCTGGAAGACGCGCGGGTTGGGATCGCTCAGCCAGTGGTACTCGATCAGGTCTTCGGTCACGATGTACGCCGGCAGCACGGCATTGCCGGTGCCCGGCGTGCCCGTGTAAGCCAGCGACCACTCCGGAATGAGCGGCAGCTCGCCAGCCTGGGTGGTAAGCATCTTCACCGTGAACCCGGCGGCGATCTCCCGCGTGTTCAGCACCACGTTGAACTCCGACTTCATCTCGCGATCAATCAGGTCGAGCAGCACCGGATTCGCGTAGATCGCCGTCGGGCGCACCGCGTAGCTGGTGTTGGCCACCATCTGCGCAATCGTCGACTTCAGTCCGTCGGTGATGCAGGCGGTCGTCGCGATCGTGGTGGTGTTGCCGCCCGCCGCGATCTGCCCGGAGACGCCGCAGTACTGCATCGTGGTCGGCGTGGTCAGAGAAGTGTCGTTGCCGTTCCACAGCGCGACGTCGTGGGTGAGCATCACGCCGTCGATGGTGTCCACCAGGTCCTTCGCCTGCAGATAGGCGAACTGCTTCTGCTGTGAGCCCAGCTCCATGTCGAACAGGTTGTAGTTGAGCTGCGCGACGATGGCCTTGAGGGGAACGCTGCGCTCGATGCGGGTGGGCGTCACGACCGGCGCGACGATATTGCGCGGATCGACGAAACCGGCGGTGGAGGGATTCGGAATCGCCGTCTGCTCAAAGTAGCGCGGCGGATGGCCCGTCGCCGGAACCTGCCTGATGCGCTGGCCGAAGAGGTTGCGGCGGCGCACGATGTCGACGATCTCGGTCTGATAAAGGGGAACTTCAATCGCGCCGGGCCCGATGTAGTCGGCTGCGGCGTGAATGTCCTGGAAATTGGCTGTCATGATGTCCTTTCGAAGTAGCAATAAAGCGGTTAGCGATGAAACGGCCAGCTAAGATTCGGTCAGCGATAAAGCGGCTGGCGAGCCAGCGAAATCCGCTGGCCGTTCCTTCGCCGACCGGTTTTGTGCTGACCGTGTTCTCGCTGGCCGCTGTTTGGCTGGCAGGTGTTTCAGCCCGCGAGTCCTGCGCGCAGCAACTGCGCCTTCACCGCGATGCGCTGCTCGAGGCTCAGGCCGGTGAGCGCCGCGTCGAGCGCGCCCGCTTCGATCGACTCGAGCGTGCTGATGCCCTGCTTGGCGAGGAACTGCGTGGTCGTGGCCGGGACCGTCTTTCGTGCGGAGGGCGCCGGCACTTCGCCATGGGTTCCGACTTGCGTACCGATTTGCGCCTGCAACTCCGCGATCTGCTGTTCGGCGGCTTCCAGCTTGCGCAGCAGCTCGTTTTCGCGGCTGGTTTCCACGGCCGCGACAATCTTCTGCACCTCGCCGCTGCGCGCGCTTTCGCGCTCTTCCAGCATCGCGACGGTACGCTCGAAGAGCGACGCCGCGGCTTCCATGCGGATCGCCATGCGTTCGAAGTTCTCGCTCAGCGTGCCCATGCTTTCTCCTGTCTGACTTTCCATGTGCTTTCCTTTCTTGCTTCGTTCGGCCGCGGGGCAGGGGCCTCGCGGGTCGCTCTGGGTGCGCTGGCCGCAAAGGTACGGCAGCGCGTGGGCGCCAGCTCGAACGACGTATCGCGATACGCCGCCTTGTCGCGCAGCAGGATCGCCGCGCCGGTAAAGGTGGCGCGCGTCAGCGTCCAGACCTCCGCACGCATGTCTTCCACGTGCGCGTCGGCCAATTCCCACGACATGCCCATCGAGCCGGGCAGGCACTGGCGCATCTGGCGCTCGACCTCGGGGAAATCCTTCGCGTACAGGTAGCCCGCGACGAGCAGGCGCTTCCCCTCCACGTCGGCGTGGGTGATGATGCCGCACTTGCGCCGCGCATCGTGGCCATCCCACGCGGGCGCGTAGTCCACCGCCATCCCCAGCAGGGAGGGCAGCGCAGCGAGCGCCGCGGCGCGCGTCAGTATCACGCGATGCCCGCGTGCTCCCGACGGAGGCTTGGTGCTCGGCTCGTCCACCAGCGTCAGAACGCCGGAAAACGGCGCGCGATTCGGGTGGCCGCTCACGTCCGGCAGGTGAACTGCCATGGCTTCCAGTTTCATTGGCTCTCCTGTCCAGCCCGGTCTTGTCATTTCCGGTTTCATCCTTCGTTTTCCTGATTGGTCCGCTGAATGGCTTCTGTGTCCTCCTTCTTGTTGGTCGTAAAATCCGCGGCCGGCAGCGGCGCGAGTCCGCGCATGGCGCGCACTTCGCTGACGGTGAGCACGCCGGCCGCCAGCAGCGCGGTCTGCATCTGCACCTGCTCCATTTCGTCGGTCGTGTCGAGATCGTTGAAGACGAACTCGAACTCCGGCCAGCCCAGCCTCTTCGCGAAGAGATCGCGCGTCAGGTGTTCGGAGATGAGCCGGGCCAGCGGCACGATGGCCGAGTGAAACGCCTCATCGAGCAGTTCGGCAGCCGTCGAGCGGTTGACATCCTGCTCGAGGCCCAGCAGCACCGGAGGCAGCGAGAACGCATTCGCGATCATGCGGATGAGAAACTCCTGCCAGTTCAGCCGCAGATCGGCGTCGGTGCCCTGAGCGAAGCGCAGCACCTCCGGCTTCTGCTCGGTCGAGAGCAGCGGAACGCGGCCCGTGCCTTCAATCTCGTCCTGCCACCAGCGGATGAGCCGCTCGTGCTGCACGGGCGTGGTCTCGTTGAGCCACAGCGCGTACTGCACCACGGCATTGCTGGCCAGCTTGCCGGCAAAGTTGTGCGCGCTCAGAAAGGCGTTCACCGTGTCGAAGGCGACTTCCAGCGGGCCGAGGCCGAAGGGCGTGTAGCTCCGCGGGTTCATGCGCACATAGATCAGCTGGTTGTCGCAGAGCGGAATCACCGAGCCCGTTCCGGCGAGGCCCGTCGCCTGCGCGAAGCGCACACTGTCCGCGCTGCCATCCCATTTGGGATCGATGCGGATGGTCGCGCCATCCACCGGCCACAGTTCAAAGGGTCGCGCCGGGTCGCCGGTCAGCTCCATCTCCATGGCGCCAAAGCCACCCACCAGCGCGTCCTCAATGGCTTGCTCGATCAGCGTGCGAAACGAGTCCGACGCATTGGGAAATTCGAGCGAGCGGCGCAGGATCTTCGCGCGCTTCTCCGCAAACGCCACCCTTTCCGGATCGTGATCGCGCTTGAGCCGGATCTGCCAGTCCATCGCGGACACCCGGTCCTTAATAAGGTTGATGGCGCGGCGCACGACAGGCGTCTCCGAAAACCGCCGCAGGTTGGCCGGCGTCGGCTTGGGCAGCGCCCGTGATGGAAACGCGTACGGCGAAAGAACGGATGGCAAAGCAAGCGTTTTTCGCTCCCCACCCGGTCGTTCTGCGGTTTCCTCTTTACGCCCGCCGCCCAGCAGCGCCAGCGCATGTTTCCATTGCTCCCTGATCTTCACGGGTTCGTGACTCCTTCCCTGAATCCCAAATAGAAAGGGCATGGCGTTGAGCCATGCCCTGTTGCTGCAAACTTTAGCTTTTAGCTGTTAGCTTTTAGCCGTTCAGAGTTGTCAGCTAACAGCTAAAGGCTAAGAGCTAACGGCTGCTTCTCACACGCGCAACTCCCGCCGCGCGGTGTCGGCCACACGTTCCAGATCGTTCACCGTGAGCACCCGAATCTGCTGCGTCTCCATGGTCTCGATGCCAAAGCGATACTGCGCCGTAACGTCGGCATCCACCGGCACGTCGCCGTTCCCGTTGCGGAGCGGCTCAACGATCGCGGTCAGTTCCAGTTCGGCCTTCTCGACCCGCGTCACACCCGCCCGCAGCGCCGGAGCGCTGAAGGCCAGCACCTTGGCCAGTTCCACGTCGCTCTCCAGCGAGACCGCGTGGAACATGCGGATGACGCCGTTCGGCTTATAGCCGCAGTCGATCTTCAGCGAATCCCCCGGCCGCGTGTAGTCGGCGGCGGCGATGCGCCTGCGCATCAGATCCCACACCTGCGCGCGCTCAAAGCGCGCGCGCATCTGGCGCACGATCGCCTGACGCCCACTCAGCGAGGCCCGCGCCTTCTCTTTGCGAGGCTCGACGTACAGGCGCATCAGCGCATCCATCTCGGCGGCCATGTTTTCCGCAAGACACGCCTTCGACTCGGTCATTTGTAACTGCAGCGAGAACGAATCCTCGATCACCTGCAGCAGCGGCCTGGTGTCGGCAACCGATTCGCTCAGCCGTCGCCGCATCTCGGTTTCCATCGCCTCCAGCATCGCGATGTCGGCGTCGGGATCGATGCAGCGCACCCGCGACCAGTCCTTCGTGAAGCGGACCTGTGCGGACGGATCAGCGGACCCAGGCTGCGACGCATCGCGCAGCAGGACCCCGATATTCACGAATTCGTTCTTCACCGCGTCCGGCACATACCGCACCAGGAAGAACTCGCATTGCTGACGCTCGCTCACGCCGTCACATCACCCTTCCAGGAATACTATCGTCCCATTTGTGCAAATCCAGGGCTCCCGTTCCGCCTGCGCTCATCACCCTGTTCCAGTTTGGAAAAGGCTGCCGCGAAGATTCCCGGAAGGCCGTGATGTTCTCCCGCACCCCCGCGCGCCGCTCCATCAGCTTCGCGATCAACCGCTCGAACACCTCCGCATCCCCCTCGTACCACTCCGGCGGAACGGTCTCCGCAATCGCCCACGCCTGCTGCGGGTCAAACTCCTCGACCCGCGTCAGCCAGGGCTCGAAGCTGTCCCATCCGGTCACGTCACGGTACACCAGGTTGCGCGCGTAAACGCCGCGCAGCGGCGCGTCGATATAGCGCCAGTCCCCCGCGTTGAAGCAAAACCCCTGATCGATGAACGTCGCGTTGTAGCGCCGTTCGCGCGACTTGCGATGGAAGAGCGCCTGGCGGCCGTTCGCGTTGCACGTCCATTTGTCCAGAGCCAGCGCGCCTGCAAATTCGTGCAGATTCTTCACCTCGGTCAGCTGGTCCTCGGGCAAATAGTCCGCCACATGGCCCGGCATCAGGCCGCCGACCAGCTGCGATCCAAACTGCAGCCCGTGGCGGCAGCGCTCCCGCCGCGCGCCCAGGTCCATCTCCAGTTCGCCGGTGCGATCGATCAGCCACGGGGTTACTTCGATGACGTCGCACACCGGCACCGTCAGTCCGATCGCCGCCGCGAGGCGTGTCGCCAGCAGTTCGTTGGGCAGCACGCGCAGATGCTGCGGGTTGTTCTGAAATTTCACCACCCAGGCATTCCCGTCCGCGCCCAGCATCAGATGGCTCTGCGCGCCGCCCCGCATTTTTCTTATCTGCTGAACCGCCTGAATCGCCAATACTTCCTCCGAATCCTTCAAATGCTACCGTACCGCCCTGGCGTCTAACTGATTCTCGCGGGCGGCGAAGGCGATGGCCATGGCGAGGACGAGATCGTCGTGCTCGCCGGCCTGAGCTTCGGTGCGTCCGTTTTCCACCCGCACAAAACTGCGGCACTCGCGCAGGAAACGCTCGCTCACGAACCGGTCCGGCTCTTTCGTAAGCACGGAATACAGATTGCTCAGGATCGACGATCGTTTCGTGCTGGTCGTCAGGAAGCCGTCCAGCTGGTCGTCCCCCCTCCACACGCGCGGGTAATGCTCCAGCGTGTCGAGACAGGAAAGAACTGTGGATCCCATGTTGTTGCGCTCCACGGCTATGACCGCCTGGTTGTACTCGCGCCCCAGCTTCGCCGCCTCGTGCGCTGCCTCGGCAGGGCTCAGGTGCGACTGGAGTTCCGCGCACTGCATGCCGCTCTGGAGATCGATCAGCTGCATGCCGGTAAAATCGCCGGCCGTTCCTCCGCCCGCCGGATCGACGGAGAGCACATACTGCCGGCCGGGCAGGGGAGGAAACCAGATCAGCAGGCCGCCGCGCAGCCTCTTCTCGATGGGCTCTGTCACGACGGACAGCCTGGCGTCGATCACCGGCACCTCGAAGTAGCAGGATCCGCTCGCCAGAAAACATTCGTCCGGGTCCTCGGCGTATTCCTGCTTCGCCAGGCGGTGAAAGCTCTCACGGAGCTGCCGCCGATAGCCGATCTTTCCGAGATCCAGTTCCGCGTGTCTTGCCATTAGATCCTTCTCTTCGTCCGTCAGCGATTCCCTGCTGACCGGATCGGCCGTATAGGCTCGTTCCAGCCACCACGGAAAGAAATGCCGCACCGTGTTGGTTCGCTCCGCATTCTTCCATTCGTTCCAAAAGCAGCCCGACGCCCCCTGGGGGGTCGATTCCATCGCCAGCTTGCCTGCCGGCGACAGCGTCGCCAGCAATCCGCAAAGCGTCTCCGTGGCATCACCCGGCCATCGCGCCAGCTCCGTGCAGTGCAGGTTGGTGATGGTCAGGCCGCGCCCCGCATTGCGGTCGCCGGCCGTTTCCACCAGATATTCACTGTCGATTTCCGGAATGAGCAGCCGCCGTGAACTCACTCGCGCGGACTTGAGCACACCTCCCTCGCGCAGCGCTTCCGGCAGGTTCGCCAGGAAGCGGTGCACGATGCGGAAGATCTGCTCGGCAGCTTCCTGCGTGTGCGCCACCTGCACGGTGACCGTGCCGGGGTGGGTGATCGTGTGCAGGAAGAACTGAGCCGCGATCCAGCTGGTGATGCCCATTTGCCGGGCCTTCAGCACAATGTTTCTGCGTTTTCCCATTGCTGCGCGTGTGTATTGTTCCTGCGCTTTGTTGGCAGCCAGGGCGACGTTCTGCCCCAGCCGGTTCCTGATGTTGAGGACCATGGGCGTCAGGGCCAAAGCATTGTCCTCGCTCTGGTCCATCTCTATGCCCAGTTGGACGAGGTCCCCCTTTGAGCCACTGCCGAGTTCGAGCACGACGCCGGCCGCTTAGTAGGCGTACCAGTTGTAGTCGGGCGCGCAGACCAGCGTACGTTTGCCCGGCGTCGTAATGGCCAGCGTCTGCGCTACCGCGCCGTTGTAGTTGATGTTTTGCGAGCTGACGGTCTGAAGCGTCACCGTATTCGACGACGTATCGGACTTGATGATGGTAAATTCAAGCCCGGTTGGCGCTGCCTTGTCGGGCAGCGGTGTGAAGCAGCTCGGCAGGGTAAGGGTCTGCGCACCGCTGGAGGCATTTGCGATCACATTCTTATTCGCCGCGGTCAGAGTCAGCGCCGAGGTGGTGTTGATCACCGTGCTCAGCGCGATGCCGCCGCTGGTGCGGATGGTTCCCTGGTACGTAACGTTGAAGAATGGATTGACGCCGGAGAAGTGCGCCTGGAAGGCATCGCCCTGGTAGCCGCTGTACATCTGCGCCGAGTATGCGGGGTAGCTGGACGCGGCTGCTACCGGCGTGGACCAGACGCGCGGCACGGCGCCGGTGGGATCGTTGATGTTCGCACCCCCGCTTGAAAATCCGGTGCTGTTCGCCGGCTCCAGTGCCTGATAGTAGTTGCCGCAGCCGGTCAAGTGGTGCACGCTGCTGTAGGTCGGCGGATTCCCTGACGAGCCTGCATAGGTAATCCAGTTGACGCTGTTCGCCATCTCCAGACAGTCCACGTCGGCAATGAGCAGATTGTTGCTCACGCCGGACGCGACATACGCCAGGTTCGCAGCTGGAAAGCTCGTCACGTCCGGCCACTGAATATGACCGCCCCGAAGCGAGACGCCGTTCGCACCGACGTAGAAACCTGCCACCGACGGGCTGTCGGCATACGTATCGGTCCATGTGCTGCCGGCTCCGCCCGTATCGTAGATCACGTAGCTGGTTGCGTAGGACGCATTAGCGGCCGCGCTCGAGCTGGCGTTGTTGACGCACGGACCCGTCGCGCACGTGTACGGATAACCGAAGCCGTGAATGAGATATCCGGTGTTGCCGGTACCCTCGTTATAGACCGCAGCCGTTAGCGCATTACGCACGATGATGTCGTCGAGATGGCTGTCGATCGCCGTCTTCTCGAGATGGATGCCGTAAGCGGAACGGTTCGCCGGCGTGAACGCGGCGCTCGAGTAGCTCACCGTCACGTTGCGCAGCAGGAAGTTCGCCTGGTGTCCGTTGCTGGTCGTCTCTTCGCCGAGCAAAACGCCTTCCGCTGTGGTGTCGTTGATGTCCACGTTATCGATGAGCAGGCCGCGGAACCATTGCATTTCGAAGGCGTGAGTAACATTTCTCTGTGCGAGGATGTTGAGATTGCTGAAGGTGCACCCCTGCGCCTGCGCGGCATTCCCCAGATAGAGCAAATCGCCACCCAGCGAAGCGGGCACGCTCAGCGTGGTGGCCACCTGCGGGCTGTCGGCATTCATAGTCGCGCCGGCCGATCCGATCAGGTTAACGCAGGCGCCGTTGGCAGGCTCCGTCAGCGTGGCCGTCACCGCATAGTTCATCGGGCCCAGGCGGATGGTCTGGTCCTCGCCGGTCGCCAGCGCCTGGTTCACCGCGGCGGTCCACGCAGAATTCAGCGTGGTATAGGTGACGCCATCGACGATCAGCTCTCCGTTGATGCTGGAGCCGACCAGCGCACCCTGCGAATGAACCGTCCCAGGCACGGTGAGATTGCCCGCGCCATCGAATTTGGACGTGTTGCCGTTACAGTTCACGGACAGCGAGCCGCCTGTCGAGCCCGTCAGATTCAGGCTGCAGACGGAATTCGCCCCGGTTGACGTTGTTGCTCCCGCTGTCCATTGCCAGGCTTGCGAGGAGGGGTTGTAGCCAACCACGTCCACGCCTCCAGCGGAGTTCTTGCCAGCGAGCATGTTGTAGTACGCATTCCAGCCGGAGCATCCAAGGATGCCGCATCCGACGGAGAGGCCCGCAGGCGTCCCGCCTGGATAAGTAACCCCAAAAGGAGGTGTTTCAAGAAAGATGCCACCGACAGGACCGCCGCTCGGCCCGTTGGTCGAAATCAGCCACGGGATCAGCTTCTGCCCGTATCCAGATACGTAAGGTTGCGCTGCCGGGTAACCCTCGTAAACAGCAGGATTTGAGCTGTTGTAGATATTGAATAGCTGGTCATTGCCCGAGAAATCGCCGCCGAAGGTGATCGAGTTTCCGCCACTGCTGATGGCTCCGTTCGACGGAAACCACTTCTGGAGCACGGTGGCATTGTTACGGATGCGCTG